GGCAGGGGCAATTCCGCCTCCCGTTTCCGCGCTTCCGCGAGCCATTCCGCCGCCAGCGGCATCAGCGGCACCACGCGCCGCCAGCGAACCTTGCTCGTCTGCGCCGCGATCACGACATGGCCCGGGGCGATGGCGGACCATTCGGACCGCTCGGCCTCCTCGGGCCGCACGCCGGCCAGCAACGTCAGCGCCAGCCACGCCAGATACCGCGGCCAATGGTCCCGCGTGAACGCCAGCGCGTGATGCGCCTGCTCCGGCGTGAGGATTAGCGGCGGGCGTTGCTCCGGCGTCACGCGCTCGATGCGGTCGCACGGATTGGCGTCCAGATGCCCGGCGCGCACCGCCCAGGCAAACAGCGTCGAGAGCCGGTTGAGCCGCGTCGCCCGCGAATGCAGCGACGCCACCGCGCCCACATGCGCCTGAATCTCCAGCCGCGTCACGCTGCCGAGGGCCAGTTCCTCGCGCCCCCGGATGAATTGCCCCAGCGCCGCGGACAGCGCGGACAGATAACGCTCCCGCCGCCCGGCCGCGCGCTTCGCCTCCAGGCAGGCCGACACGGCCGCGGCGAGCGTCGGCGTCGCCTTGGCCCGGCTGGGCGCCTGCGCGCACCATTCCTGCCACACGTCCCGCAGCGACACATTCCGCGCCCGCGCGGCGGCATAGACCTCGATCAGCTCGGCCCGTTCCGCCGCCGACAGCCGGATCCACGAATCCCCCGCGACGCTCCGCTGCCGTCGCAACGCCACCGCATGCGCCTCCGCCTCCTGGGCCGCGCGGAAAAACTCCCGCACCCGCCGCCCCTGCTCCACGCGATCCACACACCAGCGCCATTCCCCGCGCCGCTTCACCCTTCGCACCGTGACCTTGCCTGCCATGCTGTCGAGCGTGGTGCCAAATGGTGCCAGAACGCAACCCGTGTAAAACCGTTTGAACCGGCATCCCACCGGCAACGAAGCCCGCCGCCCGCCCGGCCCCCACACCGCGGAAGGGCAACAAAAAAGGCCCCGAAGGGCCTTTTCTCGAACAATTCCGCATGGTGCGCGATACAGGTTTCGAACCTGTGACCCCTACCGTGTCAAGGGGCGGCGGTTTGGGCGGATTTGCTGGGTTTGGTGAGTGGGGCGGTGATTGGGTGCCGGTTTCGGTGTCAGAGCCAGCGGGGGATTTGGGATTGCTGACTGCCCGTGCCGGCGGCGGTGCCGCGGGAGCGGGAGCGGATGAAAGTGCCACGCGGGGTGCGGGTGATGAAGGTGCCGTCGGCGGCGTTGGGATTGGTGCCGTAGATGACATTCTCCAGTGCCGCGATCCGGCGGGTGATCCGGCCGCGGCTGGAGCCGACGAGGGTGGTGGGCAGCGGGGTCATGTTGGGGTGACGATACGGTCGGTGAGCAGATTGGCAATCCTCGGGACGCCCCAGTATTCGCGCTGGTAGCGCCAGCGGCCGTCTTCCTGTTGCTCCATCGTGGGCGCCTGCATCAGCCAGTAGTATGCGCTGAGGGTGCCGGTGAGCGCCGCGGCGAGGTTGCTGGGGATCGTGGTTTCGTAGGCCAGCAGGCCGGCGGTGGTGCAGAGGCTGTTAATGTAGCTGAAGACGGGCTGGAGCGACGTGAAGGCGGGGCGCACCGAGGAACGGACCAGCGCCGGGGTGCTGACGAATTGCGACGTCACGCCGTTGCTCAGGTCGTCGACCAGCGCGTTGGTCATGGCCGTGAAGGCGGCGTCCCCTTCTTTGCCGGCCTTCGCGATGATGTCGGCGGTCGTCAGGTCATACTCAGCCTGCGTGGTGATCCCATCGGCGTCTACCAGCGCGGGCCGGCTGGTCTCTCCGCGGAGCATGGCCTCGATGTCGGCCTTAAAGCGGGCCCGGGCGTCGGCGGTGGCGATGGTCGCCATCTGGGCGACGACGAGGTCATCGAGCCAGATGTCGCGCTGTTCGGTGATGTAGCGCACGGCCCAGGTGTCGCTGAGGTCTTCGTCGATCTGGGATGCCTGGGGCCGCTTGTAGCTGAAAACACCGACCGGCGAATTGCCGACGGGCTCGTAGCGGTATTCGTAGCCGGCGGCCTGCGCGGTCGTTTCGTAGGCCGCAAGGTCGGCGTGCAGGATCTGGACGCGGGCTTCTTCGAGCCGGCCGCCGCGCGGGGACCAACTGACGCCGGGCGTCAGCGATTGGGTGACAGTGCCCTTGATGACCATGGCTTAGAGTTCCTCCCTGATGGCTGCGCGGACGCGTCTGAGTTCTTCCACCGATTGGCGAGCCAGTTCGCTTTGCTGCTTGGATTCACGAATCAGCGGATTGCCGGCGCCGCCGAAGAAGAGGCCGGCCGAAGCCAGGCCACCGGCGGGAATACGCGGATCGAAGGTCGGCAACATTTTGGCTGAAGCCGTGCGGGCGGCCTTTTCCGTTTCGGTGAACAGCGGCGGCGCGTTCACGTTCGCCTTGGCCGCGGCGATTTCCTCGGGCGTCAGCGGCTCGGTGGCGCCCTCGGGACCGAAGGCGCCCTGCCCTGTAATCGCATTGATCGGCGCCTGGAGCAGCGTCGTGAGAAAGCCGAGGGCGCCCATCATGCCGCCCTTGATGCCGCCGCCGTTGGCCTTGCCGACCTCGTCGCCGAAGCTGATCGCATCGGACAGGGCCCGGCCGCCCAGCGTCTTGAATGACCGGAAGATGCTGTTCGCCCGGTCGCCGAATTCGTCGAGCGTCTTGATCTCGGAATCGGACAGGAGCGAAATGGGTTTCAGTTCCTTCAGCGTCTTGACCAGCTCCAGCAGGCGCTGGCCTTTCTCGCCGACCAATTCGCCGAACGATTCACGGATGGCCGCGGTCGGCGTCATCGTGGCCAGGGCGACGCCGATGGCTTTGAGCAGGTCGAGGTTGCTGCGCGCCGGGTCGTTGAGGTCGGCGAGCGAGATGCCGAACTTGGCGAATTCCTCGCGCAGCTTGGCGTTGCCTTCGGCGGCATCGCGCCGGGATTGGCCGATCTTGTCGAGGGCCCCGCCGAGGCGTTCGAACTCCAGTCCGCTGTCCTCGGCCGCGCCGGCGAGCGTCTGGATCTCCTCGCGGGCGATGCCGAATTGCTCGCTCAGGTCATTCACGCGCCCGGCGTAGTCGATGATCTGCTTGGCCCCGCCGACGAAGGCCCCGGCGGACAGGGCGCCGAAGAGCCCTTCCTTGATGGACGGACCGATGTCCCGCGCGAACACGTCCGCCGTGCGTTTGCCGGCGTTCTGGGCCGCATTCAGCCCCCGGGTGAACGGGCTGATATCAAGGCCGAGTTTGGCGAGGAGATTAAGAGCCATTAGGCAGAGGCCGCCAGACGGGCGTTAGCGGCGGCGAGGATTTCGGCGTGCCGCTGGGCGGCGTCGGCGGTGAGGGCGGCGGCGAGTTCGTCCTGGGCATCGGTCGCCAGTTCGAGGCGGCCTTCGGTTTCCCAGTGGATCGTGTAACGGAGCAGCGCGGTGCCGAGCGGCAGGGCCAGCGCGGCGGACTCGGAATAGCCGAGGCGGGCCATCAGGCAGACGAGCAGGTGCTCCAGGAAGGGCGCGCCGGCCGTGCTCTCGCCCTGGGCGGGATCGTTGCGGAAGCTGGGCATCTGGCCCCAATGCCGGCAGTAGGCGCGGAACTTGGGGATCTCGCGGAGCAGGCGGAGCGGACCGTAGCGCACGCCGAGCCAGAAGGCGCGCACGCGCAGGCCGAGGCGGAAGGCCAGCCGCGGCGTGCCGCGCAGGAAGGCGCCCGGCGGCCGGCGGCAGACTTCGAGCGCCAGGAGCAGGCCCGCGAGGTCATCGTCGGCGAGGTCGGCCTGACCGAGGACTTCGAGCGAGATCGCATGGCCGAGCGTGAACGGTTCGAGCGCCGTGCCGGCCACCTCGAAGGCGACCGGCACATGCGCGCGGGCGTAGAGTTCGGCGAGGCCTTCGGGCATGGCTTAGGTGATGGTGGCGGAGAGGTCCGTGGCCCACTTCTTCACGGTCAGGTCAAACTCAACCTGCGCCCCGGACGAGCGGGTCTTGCCCACACGCATCACGACGTAATCGCCCGCAATGCTGGCGTCGCTGGCGTCGGTGATGACAAACTTGTCGCCCACCGCCGGAAGCGCGGCGGCGGCCGTAGCGGCGCCGCTCAGCGTCGTGGCGTTGAACGGATAGACGCGCAGGGTCAGTTCGCTGGTCGGATTGAAGAACACCAGGCCGGCGGCTTCGCCATTGGCGTCCTTGACCTCAACCATTTCGGCGTCCCGCGTCAGCGATTGCTCCAGCGACTTGACGTTGAGCGTGGTCGCGGCGCCCGTGTAGGTATAGCCGGAGGTCGTGATGCCCCAGGCGACGCCCATTCCTTTTTGAGTCACTGCCATAAAGTTTCTTGGATTGGTTTAGGTGAGATCGAGGCCAGCGCACATGAGGCTGACGGTGAATTCGACGGCCCGGCCGCGTTCGGTGACGAAGCGACGGTCGGCAAAGCTGCTGACGACGCCGATGACGGTGAGCGCATCCGCATCTTCCCGGGCGTCGTTCAATTCGCCGGGCAAGTCGTCGACGTAGAGGGCATCGGCCACGGCTTGGCGGCAGGCCTCGGCAATGGTCGCGACGCCGAGATTGCCGGCGCCGGGATTGGCGGGATCGACCATGTCGTCGGCCGGGTAATGGATCGTGACCGTCAGCTCGGCAATCTGGTTGCCGGTGAAGTCGCCCGGCGGCTGCGACGTGCCGGTGCAGGCGCAGATGATGCAGGGCAGATCGGCGTGATCGTTGTCCTCGCCCGCCAGGAAGAACAGCGCCCGGCCGCCGGCCAGGGGCACGTCATCGGTGTCGGTCAGGTTGGCCGTGCCGCCATCGGACACGGTCTGGGGGAGCCCGTGCGTCGTGCTGGCGACGTCACCCGCCGCGATGCCGCCGACCGTTACCGCGAGGTAACGCTTGGCGGCGAGCTGGAGCGCGTGGGCAATCATCGTCACCTGACGCGGGCGCCGTCCATGGTGGCGGGGCGAAGGAAGAAGGCAGAACGCGGAATGAAGAAACCGGGGCAGGCCCGGCGGCTTCGGCATTCTTCATTCTGCCTTCTGCCTTCCGGGCCTGGCCCGTGGCCTCGGCGATGATGCGGCGCATCGAGGCGAGCGTGGCGGCGTCCTTCGGCGCCAGGCGGGCCGGCTCGGCAGTGCGGCCGGTGGCGATGTCGGCGAGGGCCTGGAGGGTCATGGGCAATTCAATTTGGAAGGCAGGAAGGCAGGAAGGGAACCGGGCCGGTCTGCTCGGTTCCTGCTTTCCTGTCTTCCAGATTCATTCCCTTCCGCCGGCTGCCTTCACGTAGTCGGCTTCGGTCTTGGCGTTGAGGGCTTGCAGTTCGGCGATCTGCTCGGGCGTGAGTTCGCCGCGTTGCTTCAGCAGCCGGAGAACATCGATGGCAAACGGCGCAAGAGCCTTGGCGGCTTCGATGGCAAGCGGGATGGCGATGGCAGTCATTTGGCGAAGGCGTTGACGGTGGTTTCGAGGTTGGTGAGCAGGCTCAGCACCTGGCCGGCGGCCGGTTGCTGCGTGTCGTAGCGGGCGGCGGCAAAGGCGGTGGCCCATGCGGCGGAGAACTTGCGGCGCGCATCGTCCACTTGCAGCCGGCGTTCTAGGAGCTTCGCGTGGGCGGCTTCGCGCTGGCCATCGGGCAAGGCATCGGCGCGCTTCTGTTCGCGCACCACGTAGCCGGCCCACAGCTTCATGGCGGCGTCGGCGCCATACTGGATGCCGGCGAGGGTCTTCTGGCTGTTGGCCTTGGTGGAGGCGCAGCCGGTGGCCATGCAGCCGATCAGCCACAGCAGCAGGCCGACGGCGATGGGTGCGAACCAGTCTTCGGTCAGGTTGCGGAGTTTAGTCTTCATGGGCTTCAGGTGGGACGGGTGATGACTTGAGGTAAAGCGCCGCGCCGACAATGCCGCTGACGAGCGCGAGCTTGCCGAGGTTGGCCAGCCCTTCGTTAAGGTTGAACTTGGCCGGGTCGATGGCAATGACGCTGACCGCAGTGGCCCCGGATTGAATGAAGGCGCCCAGCAGTCCGTGGAGCCAGGTGCGCCAGCAAAGGGCGCGTCGGCTGAGTAGTTTGATTGTTTCGCTCATGGTCAGTGTTTGATGACAAGTGTTATTAGACCAGCAACAAATCCGCCCACAACCATCCACATCAGCTTCTTCAACGCGGCGTTGATTTCTGCGACCGTGGCTTTGATCTGGCGCACGTCGGCGATTAGCCCAGGGCGCCGGTCCGGGTCGCTGCGGTCGCCAAACACGGCCGAAGTTAGCGCGGCAACATCTCCTGTCACGGTGTGGGCGTCTTTGTTCACGGCGGTCATCTGTTGCTTCAGTTTCTCAACTTCTGTTTCGAGTTCACCGAGGCGAATCAGTTGTGAGTTCGGCGCCATTCATGGGGCGGTAAACATTGGCGGCGAGTAGGGCGCGAGGCCGTGGAGAGTCAGGAACTCGAAGGGCGCGGCGCCGTTGGTGAGGTTGTAATCCAGCACCAGCGTCACGCCGGCAAATGGTGGTGTGTTGGTCAACACGTTGAGCTTGGTGCGATTGGTCGCGGAGAACGGAGCCGCACACCAGAAGTGCGTCACGTTGGTCGCGGGCAACGTGACCAGCGCGGCGGTGAACGTGAACTCACCGCCAACTGGGTCGAACTCCTGCTTGGCCAGTGCGTTGGCGGCATCGCGTAGGGCGGCGGGAACGATGACCACGGTGCTGGTCTGGGCCAGCAGCGCGAGCGGGAGTATTGCGAGCAGGATGGCAAGGATGATTCTCATGGCGCAGGGGTTCCATATTTCTCAGGTGACCGTAGGTAAGCCTCCACGTTCTGCCGCTCCGTCGTGGTCAGTGTTCGGTTGTAGAAGATCAGCTCGGCGGCGTATTGGCTTGAGTAAGCGGTGCCCTGACGGAATAGCCGCGCAAAATCATAGGCTCCACCAAATGCTTGCGGGGTGAGCGTGCGCGAAGTTCCATCGGTCCACAGATACGGCGTGCCTGCGTCATCCTGTCCGGTCAGAACGTGCCAGTCTACCGATGGAATTCCGCTCCAGTAACGCTGCAACGTCCGCGTTCCAAGATACGTTTGACTCGCTCCGCCCCATTCTACCGGGGAGTAGGGAGCCATGGCCGACGAGTTGTTGTTGCTGAGAAACACTGCGTAGGCGCCGCTGGATGTTCGCTTCTGGACCACAAACACGGTCCAACTTGCGGTTGAGGAAACGGTTGAACTGAGGTCATACCAGTCATTCACCCCGTCGGTCAGCACGGCGCGGTGACCGTTGACCTCGCTGACTTGAATAGTTGCGCGTGATGCAACGGTGCTTTGCGTCGCGGAGATCGTCGTTGATCCGTGCGCGGGCCACGTCTCAAAGGTATCGCCGTCACTGCCAGAAATGTCATCGGCAACCAGCCAGATCGTGAGCCCGGAAACGTCGGCCGGGCTGAATGCCGCCGCGCTCGCCCCGTTCTGCGCGAAGAACAGCGGCGTCGGCGCGTAGCAGCGGAGCGCGAGCAGGAGGGAAAGCAGAACCGTTTTCATCGCATGGCGGGTGGGTTATACGTGGGCGGTGTCTTACATCCGCACGCGAGTCCACACAGCAAAACCATCAGCAGGAGTGACCAAGCCCGTCTGGGGTTCAAACGCATAGAGTATTTCATCGGAGCACAGGCAGAGGTTGAGAACATGCGCGGAGCGATCCTGCAAACAGGAGGCTTCGCCGAAAGTGTGGCCGGCATCACGCAAGCCAGCTTTGACCAATGCAAGGTCCGCTTCGTGCGCGGCCCAGCGGGCAAACTGCTCGCAGTCGAATGTTTCCGGGATAAACTCCAGTTTCTTGCCAGCGAGATAGCTCCCGAACTCAACAAGCCATTCCCGCGACGGCGCGGCATATGCCGAATCCATGAGCACGATGTCGCGCACGCCAATGGCGCGCAGCTTCGTATAGATCAGTTCGATGGAAACAGCTTTCATCTCAGTAGGCTCCCAGGTTGACCGACACGCGGTTGGTTCCACCGACCGACACCACGCTCCACGCGAGTTCCGCCCAGCCGTTCGTGGCGCCGGTGATCGTGAGCGTGGTTGAGCCGGTCGCCGTCGCGGCAGTGCTGCCGGCGGCGCGGCCGGGTGAACTGACGAGAATGGTCCGATTGGTGGTGTCGGGAATCAGATGCACCACGCCGCCGTCGTTGTCGGTCAATCCCGACCAGAGCAACTGGAAGTTGTTCGTGACCGTCAACAGGCTGCGCTGCATCGGTCCTTTGCCCGCGGTGATCGTGACGTTTGTGCCCCCTGAGTAGGTGAGCGTCTCGGTCGTGGGCTGGATCGCCACCTTGCCAAGCGGCGTGGTAATTGCCCCCGTGTTCGTAAACACGATGAAAGCGTTTCGGCTGGTCGTATTGAGCGGCGTTAGCTCAATCCGCGCATAGCTTCCGCGGTTGGTGGATGACTGCGCGCCATCGGTCAGGAACAACAGTCTCGCCGTGGTGTTGTAGGCGCTGCCGTCGTATGGCCGAGCACCAAACTGGGCAACGCTTCTGCCATCCGTTGTCGCCGTTGGAGCGGCGTATGTTCCGTCGCTGGTGAGCCCGTCAAACGTAGACGTTCCAAACGCCGATTTGACCTGTGATGCCACGTTGCCGCTGGTCGCATTTTCCAACAGCAACGCGGCGGAGAAGTCGGCTGCCTCACCGGAGGAGCGACCGCCGATGTAAACCCCAGTGCCAGTTGTGCGCTGATAGATATTGGTCGATCCGTAAGCCGTGAACGTGTTGTTACCGGCCGCGAAGGTGGCGGTGGAACCGTCGGCGGAGTAACCCGTCACGCCGCTGGAATTGACCGTCAGCCGATTCGTGCCGCTGTTGGCCAACGAAATGGCCGCGCCAAGATTCCTGGCCACGGTGTTGTTGTAGCTCCAGCCGACGGCGCTGTTGGTTGACCCGTAGGCGCTAGAGAGCAGCGCGGGCAGGCGTGACGTTGAAGGAATCCAGTTGGTAAACCCGCTGCCAGTCATCATCCGACCAATCGTCAGCGAGTTGGCCACGCTGTTGGTGATGTCAATTGCGTAGTCGAATCGCGAATATGGCGCAGTAGGTATGGTGAGCGTCCCGGCCCAAATCTCGGCTGGATACGTTTTCCCACGCATCCAGATTGCCCGGCCGTTTGGCGCATCTATTACGTCAGTAGATGAAACCAGACCTCGAATGTCCAGTGATCCAACTGAAATCCCGGTAGAATAGCCAAGGTCGAACAGGGCATCCAGGGTAACAAGTCCGTGCAGGAAGCAGTTGTCCAGCTTCATCCTGTCCACTGAGATTCCAGACAGCAAATCGCTCTGTGCTCCAACTACGAATCCATCGGTCCACATCTGATTGAACCCGGACGCGATGGGCGGATTGTAAAACCCGAACATGCCGGCGCTGTAGCCCTCATTATCGACGGAGATGTCGAGGCTCGGCGAGAAGCCGGACGCAAACAGCACGCCCTCGCCAGAGTAATCGTAAGCTCCCTGATAGCTGCGGACTGCGGAGGCGTAACCGGCAAACGACGTGCGCCATGATGCCAGGTCGCGCATCCAATGAAACGACGTTCCGGATGCCGGCGAGAACGCAAAGCCAACCCACGTTTCGTAGGTGCCCACGTTCTCCACCTTCGCGCTCATGCTGCCGCGCATCCGCACGCCCGCGACGCCAACCTGCGTGGGGTCAGAGCGATCCGCGCCGCCGGCCGTGGTGAGCGGGGAGAAGTTCACGAAGCACGCAGTCGAGAGCAGGCCGCTGGTCCCGGTTGGCGTCGCGTAGAAGTCATCGCCGTCGGTGATCGTGATGTCCCAGTTGGTGCCACTGACAACCGCCGTGCTGACCGTGCCGCCGCCCATGTAATTGCCGGCCGGAGAGTAGAAGAAAGCCCAGCCGAGATACGGGTAAAAGTTGGTCTGGTTGCCCGTCTGGAAAGTCGGCGTCGTGTTGGTGGAAATGGAGAACACGCGCCGGCTGGAAACGGCCGTGATCGGAATCTTGGTGATCGTGTTGGTGCGCAAGGATTGAACCTGAATGTCATGCAGCCACGGGGCGCCGTCGTTCGCGCCAGTTGGGTTCACGTCGAAGACTTCCTTGTAAAGCGTCGTGTTCCAGTTGGTCGTTTGGAACACCGTGTTGCCTGCCGTCAGCACGCGGCTCTGGTGGGTGCGGACGCCGGAGAACTCGCACTTCGTCAGGACGATGGGCTCGCTGACGAGATAAGTTCCACCTGGAGCAAACACGGTGTAACCGGAGCCCTGTGATTCGGCGTAAGCTACCGCGGCCTGAATGGCATCCGTATCATCGGTGGCGTCATCGGGGATGGCGCCAAACATTTCCGTAGTGACAGGCCCGTCAACCAGCCGCTTCCAAACGAACGAACCGCTGCCCGACTGAAACACGGTGCCGCGATTGGTTGCCTCGGCCGGAGCATAGTAAAACGTCCCACCACCACCGTCGCCGGGCTCATAATAGCCGCGCACTTCCACCGTCGCGTTGGTGGTGACCAGTCCGGTGTTGAGTCCAACCAGGCTGGCGATGTTCTTGGTCGTGTGCGCTGTTGGATACACGCTGACCGTCTCACCGTTGACGCCCCGCAGGCCAAGGTTGAAAAGCGTGTTGGCAGTCAGATCGTTGCTACCTGCGCCGCTGTAAATTGTGGTGCCACCGAGACTAATGTTCGACAACGACCCCGTGAGGTTCACGGCAGTGCCGTTGGTCGTGTCGAGCTTGTTGCCGAGCAGGGTTGTCGAGACGTCGGTGACGACGTTGGTGATTGCGGCCAGCACGGCGGGATTGGTCGACACGCCGACCAGCAGGTTGTTGACCGTGATGGCGCGGGTGCCGTAGGTCGCGTCGTCGACGGGCACCTTGGTTGCCGAGGTGACGTTGGTGGACGTCGGCAGGCTGCGGATAAAAGTCTGCGCCCGGGTCGGCCAGGACAGCACCGCGAAAAGGATGAGGGCGACCGCGAAGCGAGTCATCCCTCAGCGCCGCCGCCGTCCATGGTGCGCCCGAAGGGCGCGGAAGGCAGAAGGCGGAATGAAGAATGCAGAAACCTCGGCGGCGGCGACTTCTTCATTCTGCATTCTTCCTTCTTCATTCTGCCGGGGGCTTCGCCCCGAGCGGGCAGGCGTCGTGGCCGCCGGGCTTGAGCCAGGGCCGGTCGCGGCTCAGGCAACTCCAGCAGCGCGCCCAGGTCGCCGTGTTCGGGTGCGCGCACTTCTGCTGCGGGGCGTTGAACCATTCGCAGGCGCGGCAGGCGGCCTCGCGGCGGGTCACGGGCGGTGGCCGCGGATTGGTCGGCCGGCGCATTTTCCCCTGGATGCGAAATTGCATGGGTCAGTCCCCGGCGGCGTAGGCCTGCACGGGCACGGTCACGGCCGGGGTGTTGCCGACGACCGCCGTGAGGTTGGTCGAGCGGGTGTTGCCGCCGACGCACGCCGGATTCGTGTTGCCCGCGCTGTCGGAGATGTAGACGTCGCCGCTCGGAGTGTCCTCGCTGGCATCGGCCGTCAGCAGCACGCAGGTCGGATCTTCGTTGGTGACCTCGGCGTCCCAGAGCACGGCCTCGCCGGAGCCGGGGCCGAGGCTCCAGACGTGGACCGTGCCGGAGGCCGTGTTATTGCAGGTGGTGCCGTTGGTTTCGCCGGCAACGCGCACATAGCGGCCAACCGTCTGGAGGACCTGCCGCTGGAAAATGACGCCGGCATTGCCCAGATCGACCAACGCTGCAAGGTCGGGCGGCATGGCGTTTTCAAAGCTGCCGTCGGGCGACCAGCGAAACTCGATGGCTTGTCGGGTCGTCGTGAGCGTCGCCGTCGAGCCGGTGCTGCTCAGATCCACGCTTGTGGCCACGCCGCCACCCGCGCCCGGCGTCCACGCGCCGACTGTCGGCGTGCCGAGTTCGGTTTCGCTCGCGGCGCGCAGCCAGATCGAGAAGTCGACCCCCGAGGCCTTGCTCCAGCCGTCGTCAATGGCCCGGGCGCTCGTGGCGTTTCGAACCAGATTGGTGACGTCGCGGGTGTGGACATACGTCGTGACGCGATGCTCCAGGGTCATTGGCAGCATCAGGCGCGCGGTGCGAAGCCGGTTCACGGCGCGGGCGAGGGTGTTGAACGTGCCGGCGTAAAGATACGTCATCGGCATGGGGCCGTGCCCCTGCGGATTGTCGGGCCGAACATCGACCGGCAGGAGCGGCACATGCCGATTCTGGTCGGCATCGAACATCAGGTTTTCGAACGTGTAATCGTAGAGCGTCGTATTGGAATTGTCGCAGGCCTGGGCGGCGGATTCGCGGCCATCCACGAAGCCTTCGCAGCCGGCGCGGAGGTAAAGCTCGACGAGGCGCAGATGTTCGCTGAGGGCCGGCGAATCCGTGCCGGGCTCCAGCGTGGCGTTGCCGTCGAGGTAGGGCTCGGGAATGTCCTTCGTGAAGATCAGCGTCGGGAAGACGGTCCCGAAGACGTCGCCGCCGGTCGGCAGGCCCGAGGTGAAGGCAGCATCGCCAGCCCCGGCATTGCCGGCGCGGCGACCGCTCTGCTGCTGGAGCAGGTATTCGCGCAGGGCGTTTTCGGTCGTGCGGTAATCGAAGACCTCGGCCGCCAAGTCCGTCAGGTTCCAACTGGCGAGCGAGGAACTGATTGAGCTGGGCGCCGTCGAATGATGATGCACGCGGCCGGTCATCGTCACCTTCACGATCTGCTCGCCGAAGCTGGCGGTCCAGGTGTCGTCGATCACCGCGCTTTCGACCCGCACGGGCGGTTCGTAGATGCGGCACGACCGCATGAAGGGCACCGTCGCTCCGCCGTTGGCGTAGGGCGGATTAAACGGCGTGCCGGGCGTGGGCATGTAGCGGTAGCCGCTGGGCGTCTCGGACGTGTAGAGCGGCCGCTGACCGTAGCCGACATGGAGCAACGTGTTGTTGTCGCGGGCGATGTTCGTGTCATCCAGCGTGCAGCGGTCGCCGAGGACATTCAGGATGTCGGCGTAGCTGTCGGGCTTCCAGATGCTCGAATTGCTCCAGTAGTAGGGCCGGAAGGTGAAGTCGACGCACCAGCCATTGGAAAAGCCGCCCGGGTAGGCCGAGAAGATGCCGTCGGCCTCGCGCAGGGTGCCGGTGCCGGAATAGATCGCCGTTCGGGCCGTGAACGTCTGGCCGGCGTTGAATTGCTCGCCCTCGTGCTGCACCGCGCCGGTCACGACCCGGTATTGGCGGCCCCGCGTCAGGCCATCGGTCGCCGGGGCCTCGGGGGCGGGCGCAATGCCTTCGAGCAGGTCGATGGGCACATTGTGCGACATGCCCAGCGCCCAGCGGCGGAGGTAAAGGATGGACTTGCCGTCCTGCACGGCGTAGCCCACGAACTGGTGCCGGTTCAGCAGCCGCACGCATTTCGACAGCTCGCGGGCGGCGTCGAAGACGGCGTTCTGGTTCAGCACGGAATCCATGCCCGGCCCAATCTCGGACACGGGCACGATTGCGCCGTAGTCCCGGTAACGGATGAAGATGTCGCGCGCCAGATCCTCGTCGATGCCCCGGCCGTCGAGGTCGATGCCGCCGCGGTAGCTGCTGCGGCGGAGCGTCGCGTAGAGGTCGTAAAGCTGCGGCTTGTATTCCAGCAGACAGGTCGTCTCGACGGCGACGTAGCCCTCGGCGGCGGAGAAGCTGAATTCGCTGTCGATCTCCACGCCGAACGCGGCGAAGTGCCGGGCCTCGGCCAGCCGGACGATTTGCGCGGCATCGCCGGCCGAATTTGCCGTAAGCGTGACCGATTGAATCAGCTCGTCGTTGTCGCGAATCCGCACGACGACCGTGCCCTGGGCGGCGACGCCGCGGGCCATCACGAGGACGTGCGTCGCCAAGGTGCCGGGCGGGAAGTTAAAGTCGCGCCCGCCGAAGTTGCAGTCGAGTTCCTGCGGGAAGACGGCCAGCGAATCGGCGCCGGTCAGTTGCCAGCGGGGGTAAAACGGCCGGATGGCGTCGCCCGTGTTCCAGCCGATCTGCGGGGCAAGGGCGTATTGGCTGGCGAGGAATTCCTGCGTGCGAAAGGCCGAGGCCTGGCCGCCATCGGAGCGCAGGCGCTGCGTCTCGTCGCCGCGGAAGCCGGCGGCATACTCGGCCACGGCGCGCGAGATGGCGTTGGCGTTGGCCTTCGAGAGCTCGGCGTTGTTCGTGTAGGGGCCCTCGATCCACTCGGCCTTCGAGTAGTAATCGACGCTGCCGTCGTTCCCGAAAACGAAGTAGGCGAAGGGCGTGTAGGCCACCCAGGCGACGTCCTCGGGCTTCTCGGGGCACGTCCCGGAATAGCTGACGACCTCCTCGGTCGCGAGGTTCGTGAAGAAGATTTGAAGGTCTGGGGGGTAGAAGTCGCCGCCCTGGCCATCGTCAATCGGGGCGCAAGTGCCGGCATTGTTTGGGCGCGGGAAATAGCCGCCGTAACTGAGCCCGTGCGTGCCCGTGAGGCTGCCGCGGATGTAGCCGTAGCTGACGCCGAGCGTGAACATGGGCGAGCCGTAATCGCCGGTCGTGGGATCGAAGGCCCCGCGCTGCGCCTTGCCGAGTTCCCAGATGTCGGCGGCGACCAGCGGATCGGCGGGATCCTCGCGGGTCGCCAGATTGACCGGCACGGCCTCGATGCGGATGCGTTCGCTGTCGAGGTTCAGCGCCTCGGACCCGAGCACGAAGACGTTCAGGTGATTGCCGAGGTTGGCGCCCTGCGGTTCGCCGGGACCGGTCGTGGGCCACTCGGCGTCCTCGGGGCGGAGCATCTGGTAGAAGTTCCAGAACTCGCTTTCGGGCGTGGCAAGGCTGCCCTCGTCGTTACGCGGTTTGCGGAAAAGCCCGACGTGGAAGTAGTAGGCGAGGCGCCAGTTCCAGTCGCCGATGCCGCTCCAACGCCGCGAGTTGATCGCCTGGGCGACGGACGCCAAGTCGCCGGCCCGGATCGGCTGGCCGGCCAAAACCTCGCGGGCCTGCGTAAAGAGCAGGGGCATGCGTCATGCGGCGCAGACGACAGTTCCGACGGTGAGCGCCGCGGTGTCGGCCTTGACCGAGACGGTCACGCCGCTCGGGATCTTGCAGGGGCCCCAGAACGCCGCGGGCGGAATCACGCCGTGCGTGGTGCTGGCATTGAGCGACACGGTGGCAAAGTTGTTCCCGTCCAGATTATAGAGGTGCGCCCAGTAATCCGCGCCGGTCGTGAGCGAGCCCATTTCAATGGCGGTCCAACTGGCGGTGACGGCGGCGGTGCTGCCGTCGTTCATGTTGGAGCCGGACATGTCCAGCGTCTTGCTGGTCGTGGCCGGCGACACGTTCAATCCGCCCTTGGAAGCGGTCAGTCCCGACGCCAGCGTGATCTCGTTTGCCATGCCTGACGCGGCGGCCGTCCATGGTGAGGGAATGAAGAAGGCAGAATGAAGAATGCAGAAACCGGCCGGCCGCGCCCTTCTTCATTCTGCATTCTGCCTTCTTACTTCACCCGGGCACCGGCCTTGCGCGCCGCCGCGGCGGTGGCGGCTTCGACCTGGGCGCGGAGATTCCGCAGCCGGTTCCGATAGGCGCGGTTCATGATGTTGGCGGTTTGATCCAGCTTCTGCGCATAGCCCAGCGCATTGCCGACGATGATGGAGCGGTTGTCGCCACGGCCTTGCTCCGTGAAGATGCCCGGCTCCTCGTGGCGCGTGATCCAGCGGGGCAGGCGCAGACCGAGCGCATCGGCGGCGCGTTTCCAGCCGGCCTTAGCCCGGCCGACGAGGGCTTGCTGGGAGCGGAGCAGGCGCACGATGGAGCGGCCATCGCGCACCAGCACGCGGCGACCGCGAACGACCCGCCCGCGGCGGTCCCGGTGGCGGTTCAGGACTTCGACCGTCGCCGTGGCCTCGATGCTCTCGACCCGCACGCCGGCCCGGTCGAGCACTTGGAGCGCGGTGCCGTATTGCCCGGCGCGGAGCAGGCCCCGCAGATTGACCGCCATTCGCCCTTCTCCCTTGGCCATTTCCAAGTCGTCGAAACTCAGAAACAGGCGGCGAATGTCGCGCGCCACGGCGTCCTGCCCCTGCTTGCGGGCAGACAGGGAATTGCCTGGGAGGCTGGTCGCATTGCGGGCGGTGCCGGCCGCGCCGAGGGGATTGCCGCCGGTCGGCGGGGTGAGCGCGCAGGCATCGGCCACGAACAGGCGAGTTTGCGCCCGGAGCAGTTCGCCCGTGTCCTTGCGGACCACGCGGCGAAGCCGGTCCAGTTGCTTGGAAAAATCGCGCTGGTCGAATTGGAAGTCCATGTCACGAGGCGCGCTTGCGCTGGCTGAGGTCCATCAGGCCGAGGTTGTAGGCGGCGTCGTCTTCCTCGACCATCACGACCTTGTATTTGCGGCCCTCGACGGTCGCGATGGCGCCGAGGCAGGGAATCCACACGGCTTCGAGCTGCAACTTGGACAGCGAGAGCGTGGCGTTGGCCTCGGGCGCAAAGCCGCCGTCGCCCAGCTCCTGCCGATGCGTGCTGCGGTCGATGACGCCGGTGAGGACCGTGCCCACGCCATCAATGCGGACGGCGGTGCCGGCGATGCCCTCGGCGTGTTGCTGGGCGCGGGCGACGAGATCGGAAAAAGTGCTCATCTGAAGGCAGAAGGTAGAATGAAGAAGGCAGAAGGCTCAGAAGGGGACTTCGTCGTCGATGGGCGAGGCTGGGGCGCCGGGCCCCTCGGCGGCGGGGGCGGGTTTGGGTTTGGCCGGGCGGTCGCCGGCGGATTTGGGGCGGAGGAATTGCATCTGCTCAATTACGACGCCGAGGCGGCTGCGGTCTTCGTTCGTGGTCTTGTCCTTCCAGGTGTCGAGCTTGAGGCGGCCGGTCACGAACAGCGGGTCGCCTTTCTGACAATACGCGGCGATGAGTTCGGCGGTTTTGCCCCACGCGTCGCAGTCCACGAAGGTGACCTCCTCGCGTTCCTCGCCGGCTTCGGTGCGCCACTTGCGATTGATCGCGAGCGAGACACGGCAAACCGCGGTGCCCCTCGGCAGGTAGCGCAGCTCGGGCGTCCGCGTCAGGTTGCCGATGAGGGTGACTTGATTGAAGGCGGCCATGTCAGTTCGGGTTTGTGTCTTGGGTCGGTTGGTCGAGATCCAGCGCGGCGGTGTGGGCGCGGTATTCGGGGTCGAGCAGGTTGGCGGCGTGTTCCCCGGCGGCCTGTTCGTGCTGGCCGGCGGCGCGGAGCAGGCGCACGCGCAGGTAATTCCGGCCCCAGGCTTTGCCATACCAGCAGGCCTGGTGCGTCCACGGGAGCGGCGCGGGCACGGGCAAGGCATCCAGCATGCGGAAGTAGGACGTGGCCTGGCTGACCTGCCCGCGGCGCGTGTGATATTGCACGAGCATGGCGAAGGCTTCGCGGCGGTGCGGCTGGAGTTGCACGGCGGCGGCGAGGTGGGCCTCGGCGCGGTCGGGCTCCAGTTCGGCCAGGTTGAGATGCACGAGGTAACGTTCCTCGGCGTTGTCCTTGTGCAGGCAGGCGAGCGCGGCCAGGCCATCGGCGCGGGCGGCGTCCACGTTGCCCAGGCGGACGTGCTCGGCGTGGCGGTAGAAGAGGTGCCGCGGGTATTGATCGAGGACGCGGTCGAGGATCGCCAGATTGCGGCGGGCGCTGCCTTCGCTCTTGGCCGGATCGGGGTCGGTGTGATGGATGACGATCTGCGGGCATTCCAGGGCCTTGCCCTCGACGACGCAGGTTTCGTGAATCGCGCCGCGCCATTTGCCCTTGCCGTTGCGGATCAGGCGCTCGCGCAGGATGACGCTGCCCTTGTCGGCGATGGCGTAGGAGCAGAAGAGCGCGTTGACGTCGTCGGGCACGGTGGCGATGGCTTCGCGGATGCGGGCCATGTTCTCGGGCGTCACGCGGTCATCGCAGTCGAGCCAGAGGATCCAGTCGCCGGCGGCCAGGGAAAACGACTTGTTGCGGGCCGCGGCGAAGTCGTCGATGTGCGGCAGCGTCTCGTCGCGGTTGCCGTAGGCGGCGAGGTGCAGCTTCTTTTCGGCGATGCAGTCCAGGGCGACCAGCGCCGTGGAATCGTGCATCTGATTGCCTACGGCCTTGACGATCACGACCTCGTCGACGTGGTCGCGGATGTCGCGCAGGATGTTGCCGATGCAGTGCGCCTCGTTGCCTGCGATGAAGCAGGCGGAGAGCGTGGGAACTTTCTTCGGGGTGCCTTCGATTTCGTTCATGCCTTCAGTTGCTATGCCTTCGGTGGAGTCTCCGCCAAAACGCCGCCCCCGACGTGAGTCAAGGGCGGCGCCGGCATGAGTTCCGATCGGGAAGGCGGCCGATCAGAAGCGAATCGTGAGGGTGCCGGCGACGGCGCTGGCATCCGTGCAAGTGGTCGCCAGCGTGACGCGGGCGCGAACGTAGCGTTCGCAGTTGCTGGGCACGCGGCACCGCAGCGCGGTTTCGGCCACGCCGTTGGCGCTGCCCGCAATCGTCTGCGAGACAATCGTGCGCGTCGCGGTCGTGAACGTGCTGGTCGTGCCCGATTCGATGGCGTAGGTCACGCCACCGGTTGAGCCCGCGGGAGCAATCGTGGAGCTGAGCGCCGGGATGCTCAGTTCGAGTTCGAAGCTTTCGTTCTCGTAGGTGTCGGCGCCGAGGTCAATCGCGGCGCTCTGTTTGGAGCCCGCGGCGAGCAGCGTGGTGGGCAGGGCGAAGGTCGCTGGATTAAGCGACGCGTCTTGCCGATTTCTGGCGAATTCGTTGGCCATGTTCTTGGGTAGTTAGGGGTCGCTTGGGTGAGTTACAGGGCCAGCTTCTCGTTGTTGCGAATCTGGTTGGTGACTTGGATCGGCACACCGAAGACCTCGGTGGGGATCGGCGCGGGCGTTCCGCCCGGGGTCGTGGCGGTGCGGCTGGCGCGAAGCTGGTAAAGCGAGCGCGGGGTCATGAACAGCACGTCGGGGAACATGCCCAGGTTCGTCTGGAACTTCTGGAGCAGGCTCGCGACCAGGCCATCGGTCAGGCCCTTGCCGGAATCCTCGGTCAGCTTCTTGATGCGGCCGACGCTGTAGAGGTTGCCGACTTGCAGGCCGGGATACGCCGTCAGCGCGGCACAGTAGGCCGTGAAGAGCTTGCTGTTGGCGTCGGTGACCTGCTGCGACATCCAGTCGGAGAGGGTCAGCGAGCCGTTGTTGCCCAGCACCATCTGGGCGTATTGCGGGCCGAACTTCACGCCCCAGACAGACGAGCAGGTGTCTTCGGTGCTGCCGGTGGCATCGACGACCATGTTGGTCGTATCGTGCATGCCCAGCGCGCCGGGAAAGCCCTTGCTGTCGCCGCCCGTGCCGAGGCCATACCAGATCTGGCTGCCAAGCAACTTGAGCGCGGAGCCGACGACGCCCGCGGCCTCGATGGCCTGGAGCGCGGCGGGGCCGTCCTCGTAGGCATCAGCCACGGCCTTGTCGACCTTGATCTGCGCGTCGAGGATGAAGGTCTCGACGAGGCGGTTGGTGAACGTGGATTGCGAGCCCGTCACGCCTTCATTGGCGGCGCGGAACTGCGTGGTCGGGAGGGCAGTGCGGACGACGGTCTTGTAGGACGTGCCGCGGATGGTGCGAGCAGGAAAGAGCGAGACTTCCGGCGCAAGCACCAGAGACTCCTCGATCAGGCCCACGACTTTGTCGGAGCCGTTAAGCTTCGCGATGTCGAGCAGGGTGTGTGGCATGAATCGTTTGGTTTGGGTTTAGTTCTGCCGCGCAGCAACCTGCTCGGCCTGGAAAATGGCGGTGACCCTGGCGAGGCCCGTGAGCCCTTCGCCGGGTTTCTTCTGGGCGTTGTCGGCGGCGGCTCCGGGCGCGGTGGCGACTGGCGCATGGCCGCGGGCGGCGAGTTCGCTGGCGGCGCGGAGCGTGGCGGCGTCCTCGCCGGCCTGGCGGGCGGCGGCTTCGCGGGCCTCGACCGCGGCGGTAATGGCTTCCACGGAAAACTCAGTCGCGCCGAGCGAAATCGCCGTGCCCTTGAGGCTGGCTTCGAGCGCCTTGAGCTTGGCATTTTCCTCGCGGGCTTGCAGGAGGTCGCTGTGCAACGCCTGTTCCTGCGGACTCTTCGCTCCGAGGAACGCCAGGTTGTTCGCCGCCTGCGCGGCGGTGACGGTTTCTTCCGTGATGCCGGCCTGGGCGAGGGCGGCCATCAGGAACGTGTCGCGAGCGGATTTGCCGAAGATGGTCATCGTAGTTTTTGCATAGGTTTTCCGACGTTACTGAGTTGCGCGGCCGTCCATGGTGAGAGCGGCGAGGAGGTCCGTGAGGCTGCCCACGACGCGGTCCGCGAGGCCCACGGCGGCGGCGGTGCCGCCCATGAAGGTCTGCCCCTGCATCGTGTCTTCGGCCACGGTGGCGCCGTTGCGGGCGCGATTGGCCACGACGTCCGCCGTGAACATGGCGTAGATCGAATCGACTTCCGCTTGGATGAGGGCGCGGTCCTCGGGCGCCAGCGGCAGGCCGGGAATGCCCATCGCCTTGTGCTTGCCGGCCTTCATCAGCTCCAGCTTGTAGCCTTCCTGCGCCCAGGCGGCCGATTCATCGACCAGCGCGGAATAGACGCCGATGGAGCCGACGTCGGCCGTGGGCGTGACGACGATGGAATCGCAGGCGCTCGCGAGCCAGTAGGCGGCGGAGCAGCACTGGGCATCCGTGAAGGCGATGACGGGCTTGGTCTCGCTGATCGTGCGAATGAGGGACGCCAGCTCGGGAATGCCGGTCACGGTGCCGCCGGGCGAGTTGAAATGCAGGACGATGCCTTGCACGCGCGGATCGGCTTGCGCTTCGCGAAGCGTCTTTTCGGTGTCGTTGAGGTCGAGGCCGCCGCAGTCCGTTTCCATCGCGGAGAGGTAACGGGCGCAGACGCCGTGCACGGGCACGACGAGGATGCCCTCGGCCATGACGGGCGCGGCCTCCTCGTAATCTTCGGGCTGCCCGGGCATGGGCATGTGCTCATCGGCGCGGAGCCGGCCGGCGCAGGCAGCCTCGAAGGTGTTGCGGATGGCGGCGAGCGCGGCGGGCGTGATGCACCAGCGGGCGGACAGGAGCGCGGCGGCGATGCGGGGATAGGGCGTCATGCGTTGGGATCGTTGACCGTGATTTGGGGCTCCATCGGCTGGCCGACCTCGACGTCGGGGTTGAAGATGGCCGTGGGCGGCACGCCGGTTTCGGTGGCGATGCGTTCGCGGAGCAGCCAGTCGTTGGCCCGGCGGCGGAGCAGTTCCTCGGCGGTGCTGCCGTCTTCCTCGGCAATTTCGCTGAGCGAACGCAGGCCCATCGCCACGTCGGCGCGGCGGTTCTGGCTGTCGCGGCCGATGTCGACGCTGGGCTTGCTCGGCAGGGTGAAGGCGAGATTCCACCAATCCCGCGTGAAGGGCAGCGCGCCCGTGCCCAGGAAGGCGCCGGTCGCGTAGAGCACGGCGGACAGCAGCGGCGTCCAGAGGGCGTCCTGCCGCTGCGCCACGCTGCGCTGGATCTGGCCCATGACGGAGCGCACGGCGGCGCCGCCGATCTTGCTCATGTCGTGCATGTCAATCGGCCAGCCGAGGCCGCGATGCGCGCTGCGGGCAATGTGATCGAGGAAGTCGGCCAAATCGCGGTTCGGCCGCTCGGGCTGGAAGGCTTCGAGCTTGTGCCCGGCGTTCGCCTTGAAGTAACGGATCAGGCCGGCGGAGATGACTTTGTTGCGCGTGTCGATGTCGTCGAGGGACGTCACGCCGGAGCCGGCGGCGAGGTGCGCGTTCGGCAGGCCGGCGCGGCCGGATTCGTTGCTCTCGATCATGGCCACGCGGGCGGTGGCCTTCGTGGCGATCTTCTCGGCCTCGCGGATTTCGCTGAGGTCATACCAATCGAGGATGCCGTAGATCAGGCTCGGGATGCCGCGGCCTTGCGAATACCATTCGGGATCGAAGCCATGAATCACGGACTCGGCCGGCAGGAACTGGTATTGGTCGCGGACGCGGGCGCTGTAGGGCAGCAGGAAGGCGTCCGGCTGGACGAGATTATACGCCAGAGGGCGCATGAAGTCGTCGTAGACGATGCCGTTGAGGAAGATGCTGCCGGCCTTGAGCAGGCGGCCATTGGGCAGGCGCACGTCGAGCGGCAGGAGCGTTTCGCCCGAGGGCGAGCCGACGCGGTGCGCCTCCAGGAATTGCAGGCGCGGTTCGCCGGCCTCGTTCTTCGTGAGCAGGATGAAGAAGTCGCCATCCGTATCAAAGCACTTGCAGGCGATGTGCGCGTTGCGGGCGAGCGAAAAGGGCCGGCCGCGCAGGTCGCAGTTCTCGGTCCAGCGCGCCATCGTGGCATTGAAGGCGTCGGCGAAGGTCTTGTCGGCGCCGAGGTAGACGGGGCGCCAGGCGGAGCCGATGGTGTAATCGGCCTTCTCCTTCACCGCGCCGCGGACCTGTCCGCTGCTGGTGTAAATGTAGCGGCCATCGGAGACCATCGCCCGATGGCGGAATTGCGTGACCAGCCGGGCGATGTCGCGGCCGACCTCAGGGCGCCAGCCGCGTTGCGTGCCGTCCTGGGAGCCGGGATAAAGGAACGAACCGCTGGCGACCGGCACGCCGTCACCGCTGGCGGTCGCCTGCATCCGGCCGGCGCCGCGATTCCCCCGCGGGGAGGCAACGCGGCGCGGACGGGCGGCGGACTTCGGCGACGACATGCCTAGCGCGGCGGCCGTCCATGGTGGCCGCGGGGCGGCCTGAAGGCAGAAGGGGGAAGGAAGAATGCAGAAACCCGGAAGGCCCGCCCTTCTTCATTCTGCATTCTGCCTTCTGCCTTGTGCGCAAAGACGGGCTCTTCAAAGGAGGACGCCTTGGCGGGCCTCGCGTTCAAGGCGCTCGACGGCGGTGGCAAAGTGTTTCGGGTCTTTCTCGATGCCGATGAAGTTCCGGCCCGTGCGCAGGCAGGCCACGCCGGTCGTGCCGCTGCCCATAAAGGGATCAACTACCGTTTCCGTTTCGTCGCTTACCGATTCCAGCAACCACGCCATGATCGGAAGCGGCTTCTGGCACGGGTGAAATGGCATGTCGCCATTGTAGGCCAGCTTTTTCCATTCGTCGTTTCGCGGGACACGCGGCGGACTTACCACGATTGGCTCGCGGTCCAAACCGTTTGGGCGCACGTTGCTCTTCCGGTAGTGCATCACCATTGGGGATGTGAGCGCGTAACAGAGTTCCTCGGTTCTGGCTGCCGGACAGAAGGCCGCAATACGTTTTGGAGAGTTCAGCTTTTTCAGCCAGGTCAGATCCCACACGTCCCATTCCGGCTTTTCATGCTTGGCCTTAAACTCGCCGACGGCACCGCCGCCGCGAACCCAGCCGGTGCCGTATGGCTGGTCAGTCACATAAACGAATCCCGCGGCCAATGTCGGAAGCAATTCTAGGCAGTCCCCAAGAAAAAGCGTGGCGTTCAAATCGCCGAGCGTGATCCGCACCGGCTCCATGCTCTCGGCCTTTCCTGCCTTCCTGCCTTCCAGATTGATTCCTCCTTCGCGCCTTCGCGCCTTCGCTGTTCAACTCACCTCGCCGAGAAGACTTGTTCGTTGGGCATGACGAGGGCGTCGTCATCGACCCATGCGAGGGCTTCCTGGAGGGCGGCGATTTCCTCGGCGACGGTCATGCCGCCGCGGGGATCGTATTGCCAGGCCTTGCCGTTGACCGAGGCGCTGGTGATCTGGCCTTCGCCGGGCGTCCGCGCGATCAGGTAGGTCTTGAGGGTCGCGAGCCGGGTGTTGATCTCGGTCGCGGTCCACCCGAGGAACGGACCCGCGGGAACGGTAGCCAATGCCATGCCCTACGCGGCCGCCGTCCATGGTGGGCAGTCGAGGACGCGGAGAGGGAAGACGCGGAGACGCGGAGACAGTCAATCTGGAAGGCAGGAAGGCAGGAAGCCGGCGGATGCGCTCATTAGCGGCGGCCAAATCGCGTTCTAGTTGGCGGGCGAAGTCTAAGAACCCCTCGCTTTTCCTAGCCCTGACTAGCGCATCCGTCCTCGGTGTTGGTGTGTCGCTCATTTCAACCTCCGTTCCGCGTCTTCGATCATCGCAACCAACTGTTTCGCGTTATCAAATGCCCAACGCTCGGTTTTGATCGTGAAGTATTTTCCAGCGCCTCCGTCGTGAGATTCGATTTCGATGTATTGGCCAATCGTGCTGTCGTCGCAGCAGTCGTTTTCCTGCCCATAGGTCAGTTGCCCGGCTTCCATGACCGGCTCTTTTTTTTGTGTGTCGCTCATGCTTTTGCCTCCTTGGCTTTGGTCCATTGGTGAGTTTGTAACGTCGGGTGGTGAAATTGCTGGAATAACGCATCCCCCGCCTCCTCCAGCCGGCGGATGTGGTCCGCTTGCTCGTCAAGGCGGTCCGCGGCCTCGGCCAGTGCTGCGTTGGTCACGCCGTCCTCAGAGCGGATGTGATGCGACAAAACCCGCATTGCCAGCGCGAGCGTCTTCGTGTCGGTGCGCGGCGTTGGTCCTTGGTGATTGCTCATTCCTTTCCTGTTTTCCTGCCTTCCAAATTCATTCCTCGCTCTCCGCCGTGCTGGTCGCGGTGAGCAGGCCGCACATGCTGGCGCTGATCACCTGGCCGCATTCCATGTCGAAGGCGTGGTTGTCGGGGCGCAGTTTCTTCCATTCGTAGAACCAGCCGTTGTTCTTCGGGTGGCGCTTGCGGATCTTGGCCTCGGCGTAGGCTTGTTCGACGTATTCGCTGGGCGCGTTGCGGGCAATGGTCCAGAGCGGTTTGCCGTCGGCGCTGCGGGCCTGCCGGAGCGTGTCGAGCCGGTCCTTGGCGCCTTCGGACGCGTAATGGAAACCGACGCACCATTGCATGCCCTGATTCGACCGGCCGAGGAAGGGGTCGATGGTGCGCGGTTCGCCGAAGATGCGGCGCACGCCGTCGTGATGCGGGAAGGCCCGGGCCGAGACGCCGTTCGCGCAGAGGAAATGGTAGGCGGTGCAGATCTGGTGCACGAGGTCGGCGTTGTAGGCCTCGTCGAGCACGACGTGATTCGGCGGGATGCCGAGGCGGTTGCGCAGGGCCTCGATCTGGCTGCCTTCCCAGAGGCGCTCGAAGTGCAGCAGGCGGCTTTGCGCGTTGGGGCTCCATTGCCGGGCGACGGCCCAGAAGTGATCGCGCTGCACGTCGACCCAGAGGAAACGCATCGGCGCGCCGTCGGCCATCTTGCCCTCGTCGGCCCACGGATCACCGAGGTCGTAGTCGCCCACGGGCAGGTCGTTCGTGCGGCGCGTGACCTTCATGGGATCCCACGACTCGACGCGTTTCTTGCGGTAGAAGTCCTCGGTGGCCTCCAGGCTGCCGCGGCGTTTGGCGTTGCAGGCCGCCAGCCATTCGCCGACGAGCTGGCGCCAGTCGCGCATGAGAAAGGCGTTGCCGCGCCAGAAATGGACTTGCGGGTCGGGCGCGGGATTGCCCTGCACGTAGCCGGCGCCGCGGGCGGGGTCGTTGAGTTCGCGCAGCGTCTTGGGATCGTAGAGCGTGACCTGATGGCACGCGGGGCAATGCCAGCGGGCGGTGAGCTTCGCGACCTCGATCTTCCAGGAGCCGTCGGGCTCGCGGGTGTGCTCGTCGCTGTCCCACTTGATGCCGCCGGGCGAATCGGGTTCGCCGAATTCCAGCGGCACGCGTTCGCGGCAGTGCAGGCAGACGACGTGCCAGTTCATCTGGCTGGAGGTGCGCCAGAGGACATCGACCTCGTCGTCGACGCTCGGGGCGGTCGTGGCGAGGATGATCTGGCGCTGCCATTGGTAGGAATCGGACCGGGCGATGATCTCGGGGATCCAGCCGGGCTCGAATTGCCACGGTTCGTCGAGGTAGATCGTCCGGCCGGAGCGGCTGTTGCGGTGATTCCGATTCTCCGCGCCGAGCAGGCTGAAGGGCGCGTCAATGGCCTTCCAAATCTGCTTGCCGCCGCGCGCATCGGGATCGTGCGGGAAGTGGGCCATGACGGCGGGCACGCTGTCGCGCAGGGGGCAGAGCTTTTCGTCGGCGAGATCGGCGGCGTCCTTGCCGTTAAGGCAGTAGAAGAGCTGGCGGCCGGGCTCGACGGCGATGTTGCGGAGCGCGCGCATCTGGAGAAACAGGGTCTTGAAGACCTGCGGCGGGAACATGAGGCCGAAGGTGCAGCCGCGGCGGCGGTCCACCTCGCGGGCAATGGGCCCGAGCCAGGGGAAGTCGGCCGCCCGAAACGCGCCGTCGCCGACGCGGAGGTTGCGCTCGGCCCATTCGAGGGTGCCGATGAAGCGGGGGGCGGGAAGGGAGGACATTGAATTTGGAAGGCAGGAAGGCAGGAATCTGAAAATGTCAGTTTGAACCTGAACTGCTATGTCGCCAGAGAGAGGCGGGGGCTTGTTCGGTCCTCATAAATTGCCCTTCGCATGTGTGAGTATTGCGCCAGCCCGGTTCCATCGCAGGAGTCCGCGCCGAGTTCCTCAAAGTATTCGAGTCGGCCCGGCGTGTTGATGCGACCGACGTGGCACCACTTCCCGATCACCTTTGACGCCTTCACGATTGCCGCAGCGTGCTTGCCCATCTTCCATTCGGTTGATCCTCCAATGAACACCGCAGCGCAGTTATCCCACGGCACGTCCAGATATTCCTGCCCATCCTGGCAGACAAAAGCCACCGGCCATGCAGCAAGGCGCGGTTGCCAATGCCGGAAGCATTCGAGCGTGCGCCGGGCGCAACCGACAACATCCGGCGCGGCCACGAAACGGCAGAGGTCTTTGCGTGACTCATGCTTGGCCAGCATGCTCAGGAATCCTTTGGCCTCGAAACGGGCGAACGCGCCATTGTCCATTGCGAACATTCTTTCCGGTTGTTGCGGGTTGCGGCGGGTCAGCGGGGTAAAGAGTTGCTCGACCTCGCAGCCGAGTTCTTCGGCGCAGGCATTCAGGTCTTGGGGCGTGTCGAGCAGCACGATCATTTCATTGCCAGCTTGAGCTTTTGGCAGGCCGGGCAATTTCCGCACGGCTCAGCGCCGCCCTTGTAGCACGTCCAAATTTCGTTCGGCCGCACGCCCATCTGCTGGGCCAGGCCACCGATCCACGCTTTCGGTTTGTCGAGATACGGGGCGCATATTTCGACGTCGTAACCAGCGGCACGCACCGCCTCGTTCATGGCGTCCAAGAACGACTTCCGGCAGTCGGGGAAGTATTCGGCATCCTCAGCGTTGCACCCAATCGTCACGGTGTCCGCGCCAGCCTTGCAGGCCACGTTCACGGCTACGCTCAGAAAGACGGCGTTTCGGTTTGGAACAATCCAGCTTTGCTCTGTCAGGCCGCCAAGTTCCGGCAGTTCCATCGTCGTATAAAGCACTCCGCACCGAGCGGCGTGCTGCTTCGCCCATAGAAGCTCCTGCTTGTGTCGCTGCCGATAGTCAAACAGCAGAGCATGCAGCCGATGCCCTTGAGCTGTTAGGTCGTAAAGCATCGTCACGGAGTCCAGGCCGCCGGATAGAAGATGAATGATTGTTTTCGGGATCATCGATTTGCGTTTTGTTCCTGTTTTCCTGCCTTCCAAATTGATCAGAGTGGAAATCCCGGGGTCGTGGCGTCGAGGCGGGCGCGGGCTTGGGCGACGTAGGCGGGATTCAGTTCGAGGCCGAGGGCGCGGCGGCCGTGGGCGTAGGCGACCGCCAGCGTGGTGCCGGTGCCGCAGAAGGGATCGAGCACGAGGTCGCCGGGGCGCGTGCCGGCGAGGATGCAGCGTTGCGCGAGGGCGCGGGGCATGATGGCCGGATGCCGGGCGTAGGCGGCGGAGTCCTGATCGGGCGCGAGCGCCCATTGGTTGCGGCCATTGCGCCGGCCGCCGAGGTCGTCGGGTTCGCTGAGGGCCGCGGCGTCGAAGTAGTAGCCGGGGCCGCAACTGAAGAGGAAGACGCGCTCGTCGGTGCGCGTGGGGCGGTCGGTCGGGTTTTCGATGAGGCCGCGGGTTTTGGTCCAGACGATTTCGCTGCGGCAGGTGAAGCCCTGGGCGAGCATCGCCAGGAGGAAGCGCGAGGGCAGGCCGAGCAGGGTCTTTTCCGGCAGGGACTTGTCGCGGATGCCCCACTCGGCGTCGTTCATGACGTCGGCGAGGTTGACCCAGAGGGTGCTTTGCGGGGTGAGGCAGGTGTCGCGGAGCAGGGCGAACAGGCGGGCAAGGCGCTGGGCGTAGGCGTCGGGCGTGGATTCCCAGCCGATTTCGCAGACCGCGGCGTTGGTGTAACGATGGACTGACCAATAGGGCGGGCTGGTGACGATGGCCTGCACGGGCGCCCGGGCGGCGAGGCCGAACAGGACGGCGGTTTCCTCACACGAATCAGACCAGACCTCGGGCACGGGCATGGCCCGGCGCGGAGCCTCGGCCGGCGCGCTGGCGACGGGCTCGGGGGCAAGTTCGGGAAAGAGGGTCATGGCTGGGAGCAGGGAGCGGGGAGCTAGGAGCGGGGAGCCGAAGCACCACGCACCGCGGCAATGGCGGCATCAAACTGTTTTAGTAGTTGCTCAGCCCTGCCCCGACGCCCCGGGCGCTCTTCCAAATTGCCATGCACTGCAACCAGCAGTGGTCTCGCGGCTTCCAACGCCGCCAGCAACTCGTCGCGCTGCTCCTTGAGCGCGTCCATCTGCTCAACGTAGTCGCGGCATTGACGATCCGCACAAAGCGCGGCGTATTCCTCGGACGAGATTCGGCCAGCGGAAATCAACTCCGCTCGGGCACCCCGGACAACACCTTTCCAGTATTTGCACTGCTCCCGCGCCTCGTCGCGCTGGCGCTCAAGGTTTTCAGCGAATTCAGCACTGACGAACCATTGCGTTCGCGTCCATCCAGGCCCTGCGTTGCAAGGCATAAACTTTGCGGCATGTGTTTCCGGTGTTGGGCTTTGGTCACTGCTCATTGGTCATTCCTTTCCTGTTTTCCTGCTTTCCAGATTCATCTTCGTGCCCTTTGCGTCTTCGCTGTTCATATCGGTTCCTGCGCGGGGGTGATGGCGCGGAGGTTTTGGCGGAGGCGGAAGACTTCGCCGTGGCTGACGCCGAAGATCTTGGCGAGCGACCGGGTGCTGTAGGCGTGCTGGCCGTGGGGCACGAATTCGGCCAGGGCGATGGCGGCGCGGAGGCCAACGCGGCGTTCGCTGGTCTCGGCTTCGGTCTCGGCGGGGCGGCTGGCGCCCCGGCCGGTGGCGCGGTAGTCGGCCGGGCGGGCGCCGCCGATCCAGAGGAGGACGCGCTCCAGAACGGTCCACTCGGCCGCGGAGTCGGCGTGCTGGCGGCTGAGGTGCCACACGAACAGCCGGCGGGTGTCCTCGGGGCTGACGGCGCGGCCGAGCACGGTCTGGAGTTCCTCGCGGGCGATGTCCTCGGGGCGGTCGAGGAGTTCGTGCGGGAAGTCGACGGCGGGCTCGCGTAGCCGGACGGCCGGGGTGCTCAGGTCTTCGGGGTGCATGGCGGGTTTAGGCAGGGAGCTAGCAGCTAGACGCAGCGGCAGGCAGCCAAACGGCTCCGGTGGTGATGCGAGTCTCCCAGTGACGGAACGGGAGGGCGACGGCCTGCTCCATGGATTCGCGCGCCTTGCGAGCAATGCGCTCGCGCTCGGAGGCAGGGACGTGCGGCAGGTGAACGATCACTTCGAGGCTGAGGCGCACGGGGCTGCCGGGATCGGCCTCCGTCGCTTTGCCCACGCTCGCTTCAGCGTTGGCCTCTTCCTTCGCCACGGGGCGAAGCAGAGGGGAGTCCGAGGTGTCCGTTGATTTGGTTTGGCTGTCGGTGTTCATGCTTGGGGATCGGTAAGGGTTTGGGCGCGGCGGGCGGCGAGTTGGTCGAGGCCGGCGGCAAGGTGGTCGGCGATGGCGCGTTCGCAGGCGGCGGGCACCCAGGGGGGAAGCCCGATGGCGGCGGCGTGGGCGAGGGCGGCGTTGACGGGATCGAGGAGGGCGCGGGTGATGAGGGCGGTCTCCAGGTGGTCGGCGATCTCGGTCTCGAAGGGGATGTTGGTCAGGCGCGCGGCGAGGTGGTCGCGGGTGTGCTGGATGCCGAGGCAGAGGCGGTTGATGAAGGCGTGGAGGACGCGCTCGCATTCGACGCGGGTGATGAGGTCGCCGGTGTCGATGCCGAGCTTGGCCTGGGCGAGCCGGGCTTGGAGGGCGGCTCCGTGGAAGGCGAGGTAGATCTTTTGCCAGCGGGTGAATTCGCCGTGGGCCTCGGCATCGAGGGCCGCGCGCATCTTGCGGCCGGCGAGGGCGGACCAGGTTTCGAGGTCGCCGCGGCGTTGGGCGAGGTCGGCGCTTTCCAGGGCGGTCCAGTCGGTGGCGAGGGCGGCTTGGATCCGGGCGTCGACGGGTTCGCCGACGCGGGCGGCGCGATCGGGGAGGCGGTCGTGGACGCGCAGCCATTCGGCGAGGGCGGCGGCATCGGCCAGCGGCGCGCCGGCGGAGCGCCAGTTGCGCACGGTGCGGGCCGTGACGCCGTATTCGGCGGCGCGCTGGTTGACGATGTGGGCGGGTGCAGACATGGAAACGGAAGGCGGTCAGGAATTTACTTCGTGCCCGTTTTGCACTGGAGCTTTGCCACC